TCCGCTGCCGATTGGGCAGGTCTCTGCACCAACTATGAAGGGTGGCAGGGTCCGGGTCCAAAATTTTGGTGCAATCCGGAAGCAGAGAACCGGTCCTGTCCTGCCTGATCCGTGCTACAATTCTCTCAGTTCACAAGCAACCCCGATGCGTATTTTCTCCCTCTACTCCCCCTGTTCGAACCTGGAAACCCGTCAAATCCGTTGGGTGGTGACCTGCGCCCAGGAGCGTAACGGGTCACGCCCGTCCCCCTACATTTGCTGGGGGGTGAGCACCGAGGCAATCGTGGACCAGCTAGCGTCGCTAGTGAGGTGACCCCCCCCCGATTCGTGCTACAATTCCAAAGCAACCGCAACCGACCCGATGTTCAACCCCCTCAACACCGTCATCATCTGGGACAACGTTCCCAGTACTGCCTGCTCCGAACTGCGCCTGCGCTTCCGGAAACGGTCCATCACCATCGCTTGGCGGTCGGGTCATTTCAGCACTCATACGTGCCGGAGGCGTGATATGCTGCGCCTGCTCAACCCGCAACAGAGCGTGGGGCAGTGGATTAACCGCTACGTGCTGGGGTGACCCCCCCCTGCCCCCCTCGTTCGTTCGTGCGGGGGCAGTTTAGTCGTTCGTGTGGCGGCAGGGGGTGGGGGGGGTCGTTTTAATTTTTAAGGGACCGTATAGGCTATAAAGTCTTGCTTTCGCTATCTAAATGTATTAGAATATAAAAAAATTTTTCAGGTATAAAAAAATTATGGAAGTAAAATTATATCCAACAAAATTTGATGGATATTACATAAATACCGATCTCACTCAAAAATTTTTGAATACTATATAATTCATAAAAAGTCGCATATAATACAAAGACATGAAAAAAAATTCCGGAGAAATTTTTGACCTCATACAGGTTGATCCAATTACGGGAAAATATTTCATAATATTACCAGAACAAATGATAAATGATCTCTCCTGGTATGAAGATACAGAAATTCGAATAAGACTCGAAGGTGATGAAATTGTAATCTCAGAAAAAGATGATTGATCTCTTATAGATAATGTGTTATAATATGAATGCAACTTACACTTTTTATGGATTTAAAAGAAAAATTTTATGCGAATCTCCCAAATAACTTAACCGAAAATAAGTGTTGGAATTGGAAAGGTTGGATAAACCACAAAAAAGGTGGATACGGACAAATAAGTCATAATAATAAAATTTTAAAAGCACACAGAGTATCATACGAATTATACTATGAAAAATCTTTAGACAATCGGCATTGTCTTCACAAGTGTGACAATCCTTCTTGTGTAAATCCATTACATTTATTTGCCGGAACAAACTTGGATAATATTCAAGATAAAGTGAATAAAAACAGATGTTATTCTGGATATCAAAAAGGTGAGCATAATGGTGCATCTAAATTAAAAGACAAAGATGCAATTGAAATAAGAAAGTTATATAATACCAAAAATTATACAACTATTAAACTAGGAAAAATGTACGGTGTAGATAGATCTACAATTTCTTACATTGTAAATAATAAAACTTTTAAACATTTATTGGAGAATTAATTAAAATGGCTCGTGGATTCACCGTAAAGGCAAAATCTCCCATTCCATCAGATAGTCAACCAGAATGGGACTATAACCTGGCAAAAGAAATGGTCAAAGGAAAATCAATAGTATTCTGCTTACCCGGAAGAGGAGTATCCTATACCTATCTTAAGAGTTTCGTACAACTCTGCTTCGATCTAGTTCAGTCCGGAGCAAGTATTCAGATTTCTCAAGACTACTCCTCAATGGTAAACTTTGCTCGATGTAAGTGTCTCGGAGCAAACGTTCTAAGAGGTCCGAATCAACTTCCATGGGATGGAAAACTAAACTATGATTGGCAATTATGGATTGATTCTGACATTGTATTCAATACCGAAAAATTCTGGCAATTAGTTTTAATGAACAAAGACATTGCCTCTGGTTGGTATGCAACAGAAGATGGTTCTACCACATCTGTTGCTCATTGGATGGAAGAGAATGACTTCCGCAATAATGGTGGAGTCATGAATCATGAAACAGTTGAAAGCATTAGTAAAAGACGTAAACCATTTACGGTTGATTATGCAGGTTTTGGATGGCTTCTGATTAAAAAAGGAGTTTTCGAACATCCGGAAATAAAATATCCATGGTTCGCTCCAAAAATGCAGGTATTCGAATCAGGAGAAGTACAGGATATGTGTGGAGAAGATGTATCATTCTGTCTGGATGCAAAAGAAGCGGGATTTGAGATTTGGTGTGATCCTCGCATTCGAGTTGGTCACGAAAAAACCCGCATTCTGTAATTTATGGAGTATGAGATAAAAGAATGGAAAGGATATTTTTTAAATATCACCGAACATTCTATCGATGTTTATAGTTCATGGGGATTTTTGTCGGGAAAACCTTTAAAAGGGCAAAAACGGGAAATTGCAATCATAGATAATAAGAGAAAAAAAATTTCTCAAAGAATATCTAAACAAGGTTATATTCGTTTAGATTTAAATGTTGGAATAAATGGAAAAAAACAAGTATTCCTACATCGTTTGATTGCTGAAACTTTAATTCCCAATCCCCACAATCTTGAATGTGTTGACCATATTGATGGAAATAAATCAAATAATTATCCTTCAAATTTACAATGGATCACAAGATCTGATAATGTAAAAAAAGCACAATCTATGGGTAAATGGGGAACTCATCCTAAAAAATATAAAATCAAATTCAAATCTGGTTCAGAAATTAATGTAGAAAATATAAGCAAATTTTCTAGAGAAAATAATTATGCAGCAACTAAATTAGTTGCAATATCTAAAGGTAAATTAAAATCTCATAAAAATATTATAGGAGTTTTAGAATTACCATGAAAACAGACATTTACAACATTCTATGTAAAGGTAGAAAAATATACTCAAATTTATCGGAAGAGGAATACTTCAACATTATGGAGGACCTGGCAGCTGAGTTTTATCAGACGGGTTCTCCGAATCCGAGTGAACTAGAAACTGAAATTATTGGAGAATAAACATGGCAATTAAAAAATCTTTAAGTGGTGGTAAAGATATTGAATCTCATCCCAAAAAAACAAAGCAGGGTGATGGGTCTCATACCAAGTATGCGGCAACATCTCGTAATTCGGCTCCTAAAAAGTATCGTGGACAAGGAAAGGGATAATGTATTACCTAGACGGTAACGATGAATGGAACAATATACATCCATCAGACCTCTGGGTATACAATAAACTCTTTATAAGTCGGATTTTAGGATATACTTGTGGACCTGTTGGGACCTGTGTACCTAAACCCGACTTTTATATTGTGCGTCCTTCTTTTAATTTACTCGGTCTTGGACGCTTTGCTCGTCGAGAATGGATTAACTTATACACTGATCATATACATCCTGCTGAGTTTTGGTGTGAAATCTTTGAAGGTGAGCATTTAAGCGTCGATTTTTACCAAAAAGAAGCAGATTTAGTAGTATGTGGTACTCGAAATTCTGAAGATCCTTACTACAAATGGCAAAAATGGGAAAAAATTGACAAAAAGGTGGAATTTCCAGAAATTTTAACCGATATTAAGGGTGACTATGACTGGATTAACTGCGAATTCATCAATGGAAACCTGATTGAGGTGCATTTTCGCAGAAATCCTGACTTTCGTTATGGAAATTCAGTAGCAATACCTGTTTGGGATGATGAAAAAATTGAAAATATGAAATTTATCGAGGATGCTGAGTATTTTCGGAAGGGTTTTTACATAGAATAAATAGATTTTTTACATCAAAATGAATTGGAACAGTACTCAATGGGAAAACACCTCTTATTAGAGGTATATAACGTTGATTTTACACTTCTTAATGACGCAATGTCTCTTCAAGAAGTCATAAAAAAAGGCGTAAACCGTGCAAAAATGACGGTATTAAATATTTTTTCTCATTGTTTTTTCCCTCAGGGATGCACAATTGTCATTGCTCTTAAAGAAAGTCATGTTTCGTGTCATACTTGGCCAGAAGAAGGATGTGTGGCAATTGATGTTTATACCTGTGGTGAAGGAAATCCTCGTTTAGTTGTCTTGGAAATATTAAAATACTTCAATTCCGATAATTATTCATTAAGAGAAGTAAATCGTTAAATAAGAATAAGGAGATAGAAACCTCCTTTATAAAAGTTCTGTTTTATTCACTAAAACAGGAGAAAAATGTCAAATTTACCAGTAGATAGAGACCAAAATTACATGAGAGAAATGTGGGGAACCACAAAATTGATTACGGACTATGAAAAACCATCATCACAAAGAGTGATTCAAGAAGTTATGCACGATCTTGCTCCAAGACACGATCTTAAAAAACAACAAGAACTTCATGAAAAAATTCGTAATGATGACGATTATGATGACTGGGCATATGGAACCGAACCAAATTATGGTTCTTCCTGGAAATAAGTATAAATAAATAAAAAACTTTTATTCAATGGCAGTTCAAAGGATATCCAGATCATTTAAAGATATCAGTTTATCCTTTGAACCTCATCCAGTCACAAAGGATCTACCGATATTAAAAAACGAAGATGCAATTCGCAGATCGGTAAGAAATATTGTACAAACCATTCCAACAGAAAGATTCTTTAATTCACTGTTGGGATCTGATATTACAAGAAGTTTATTTGAATTTGTTGATTTCGGTACTGCATCCGTAATTCAAAGTCAAATTGAAATATCAATTAATAACTTTGAACCCCGAGTGAATAATGTGATAGTTCAGGTAGATCCAATTCCCGATGATAATACATTTAATGTGACTATTATTTTTGACATTATAGGTCAAGAAATACCAACTCAAGAATACTCATTCATATTAGAGGCAACAAGATAAAATGCCTTTCACTAAATTTACAAATCTGGATTTTGATCAGATAAAGACCTCCATCAAAGATTATCT